AATTGTCAGGAGCTACAAATTTAATCATGGCGCCCACAGTCAAGTAGCGACTTTGTCCTGTGCCAGTTAAAAATGTTGGAAAACTATTGTACTTAAAATACCCAGTGCTACCACTGTCACCAACGGTACTGAGATTCCACTCCAGTTCTGTTTTAACTTTGCCTGTGCCAAAACTGGCTATGTTAATGGTGCCACCAACCGCTACGCTGGATTGACTGACATAGTGATACTCACCAGGAGCTACTCCTGTGGTATCCCAAGTTATAGTACCGGTGGTAATACCATTATCTGAGATCAACCCGCTGACCACTACATTACCAGCGCCAGACTCTCTAACCCTTTTAATATATAAAGGATGACCCGGAGTGTCAATACGCAGTGTGATTTTGTCTCCGCTGGCAATGTTTAATGTAGGATTGTAGACCACAGCGGTATTACTGAATTTATAACTTGGACCAGCTGATGTGACTTCAAATTTTACATCATGTACGAATTCTTTTCTGTCTAGGTTTGTGCCCACAAACTCTGTGCCAACATTGTTATCACTGCTGCCAAATTGAATAAAGTTGGTATTACCAGTGAATGTAATCCTATAAACTTGGTCATTGACCATGTTGCTGGCATCGATATCAGACTCCGGTGGTGGTTCTGGTGCTGTTTTTGCATAGTAATTATGCATGAGATCTTTGCCAGCAATGATGTCAGGAATTAATTGGTTATAGATGATTCGTCTAATATCGAATAGATTATTAAATCCAAACGTAAACTGGTCCACTGACTCTTCACTGTAGAGTACACCATCAGCACCAAAAATATTGGTACTACTGTATTTGCCAGTGGTGTCCAGGATGTCAAGATATCTGCTTAGACCTGAGCTAGTACGATTAATGGCTTTGACTTTGGTTATGGTGCTATAGCTGGTGTAGGGGAAGGTGTTGTAATCCTCCCCTGTGATCATGCGATTTTGTGTATAGAAAAACTGCGGAGCTCTTTGTTTAATATCGTCTACAGACTCGCGTGCGCTGGCATTGGCCACTGTGTATTTGAGACTAGCACGGAAGGTTATAGTTTCTACACGATTATATCTACTGACATAGTCAAAACTAACTTGTATACCGCGCATTTCGTCTGGGGTGATTCTATAGGTTAATCCATTGCTGGTTCTATAATAAAGCCTAAAGTTGCCTCTTGGAATATTAGTAAATGCACCGTCACCAAAAACCAAACTGATCTGATCATTGGATCTGGAATTTACTTGGTATAAATTACGATCTTCGATTTGATTATAGATTACATTAACGCCAGCAGTGCTGGGAACCTGTGTCCACAGATCATCAACAGCACCATTGTCAGACACACTGTATAACCATACATCGCTGTTGTTGACGTTGTTAACATCAACATTTACCACTTTGTTGGCTATGACTTCGTTCACAGCAAAATCTAAACTGGCTAATTCACCTTGTTTAAAATATAAAAAGAATCCTGTATTGTTGCTGCCGTTGCCTTCACTGTCATTAAAATATAGTAAATTAAAGGGATTATCTGTGCGTGGGGCAGTTTCATAGATATAAGTTTTATTTGCACTGGTGGCACTGACTACTTCAAATGTGGTATCTCTACCATCAACCTGTGTATTGAATCTATACACTGGCACAATATTAGGTGTCACGTTTACACTGTATTCTTCAGTGCGTAATCCGTTGACCATCTTGCTTCTAGCAGGCTTGCCTACAATTTGACTGGTGACCAAGCTGGCATTTAATATGGCTGTGAATTGATCATACCAACTGTCATTACCAGGATCGGCCCAGTTTATAATAGTATTGCTGATGTCAATGCCATCATTGTCATATATAGTTTCTGTGGTGCTGATACTTTCAATTTTCATGTACCCCGATGCTGGTACAGTGCGCTTGGGATTATAACTAACTAATCTAGCTAGTTTTAAGATACTGTCTCTGCGTTCAGCAGTGTCAATGAAATTTTCGCGAGCATTTAAATCAGTGCGAAAAGCCAGGCTTTGACCAAAGAAAGCAATTAAATCAATCAAGGCTATAAACTCTGAACTTTCAGTGAAATCATTGAAATCTTCAGGATAGTTTAACTTGATATAGTCAATCATGGTCTTACGAAGTGTTTCAAAATCGTAAGCAGTGAAATCAGCTTCTCGGAAAGTTTGATAAACTTTCTTCCAGTTTTCTGCGCTTAGTAAACCAGTTTGACGTGAGATTATGGCCATATTAGTTGTGTAATTTAACTATTTATTCTAAAAATTATAGTATCAGATAACTACTCCGCAATCAGTGTTCGTGTATTGCGATCGAATTTCAGCATCAATGAACCCAAACGATTATCCAACACATAGCGTAAGGCCACTTCAATTTGTATACCGTCTGTATAATCTGTGATAGCTACATCTTCTACAGATAGTCTAGGATCATAGTTTATCACACGACGAACATCATCAGCTATGATTTTTTTGGTATTTTCGTTAAATGGCTCAAATAAAATATCCCATACTATGGTACCAAAGTTTGGGTTCATGAGTTTTTCACCGCGACGTATGTGAAAGTGATTAAACAGATCCTGCTTAACCAATTCAAAGTCAGTTAATTTAAACTTTCTGGCGCGATTGTAGGTACTAAAACCGTAGTATGTAGGCATAATATGTATTTACCCTTAGGCCTTTCCGCCCAAATACTCCACCGCATATCGTCCACGGTTAAAATAGGTAGCGCCTGTGGTTTTGTTGGCATCTTGCCCAACTCCTGATTCGCGCCAGTCTTTGGCTCCTTTAGCGCCTAATAGCTGAGCCACAGCCACCATACCGCCCTTGGTCGCAGCATCGTCGTCGGGTCGAATACCACCATTGCGTTCCATAGAAGCATATAGTTTACTATGATAATTCTGAATAGCTTTTTCCTGCACACCGCCACTAGCTAAAAAATCTTCCTTGCTGCTTACGCCATCTTTACCAGTCCAGCTGCTGGGGTACTGTACAGCCTTGGTACCATATTGTTTATAAGCACTTGGATGTATATGGCCAGTATCTACCAGTGCAGCAGCACCCATTTGATAGCGTCCTAGGTAATTGCCATTGGTTTTTTCAACTACACCATAGTCCAAACCTGATTCTGAATAACCTATCTGAGTTAATAACCCTCTGTACTCCTGCTGCGATAAATCACCAATTCCGCTGCTGGGGTTAGGAGCATTTGCACCTTTGAGTAAATGTTCAGGTGCTGCTCGTGTTAGTCGATCACGTTGTGCCTGTTCAATGCCAGGACTGCCTTCTGCATCCGGTGATCCACTCAATATAGGATTACCTTGGCTATCTGTGACTGCACCACCTGTACCACTGACCACTGGTGTACCGCCGGTGCGTGTTCTACTATTAGGTGGACTGGTCGAGCTTTCCTGATAAGGCGGTGATCCTTCAGTCACGCTTTGATCATCACCTTCTCTGCTGTCATTGCTGTTGGATCCCGAACTACTGGTGCCTGCTTTACGAGGCCACGGTTCATGCGTGGGCACAATTTTAGCCACACTCTTGATTTTATTCTCTTCTACTTGCCATTGCCCGTTGCCGTCTTTTTTAGTATCTGCGCTGCTTTTGATTGGTAAATCACGTGGTTTAGTGACCGGAGGACCTTTGCCTGAATTCAGTAAGATCTTTTCGCCACTGACCATGAGTACCTTGCCTGTGGTTATACTACCACCAGCAGTGGTCATAATGTCTATGGCGCCTTCGCTGCCTACCTTAACACTGCCACCAAATATAGTAGTATTTTTATCAGTGCGTGTGGTTAATGTATCAGATTCAAAGTTTATGCTTTTTTTACTTTTAACGCGAATGTCGCCATCCACATGCAGATTAAAATCTTTGTCTACATGCCAGTTCACATCAGCCTGTGTTCGTATGTTGAGATTATTGGCGCTGTAAATATTCAGGTGCCCAGCATTGGTCATTTCTATCCATACACTACCATTGCTGTTGGCAATGTAAAGAATCTTTTCTTTGTCGTCCATGAGTATCTGATGACCACCAGCTGATCTCCAACGGGTTAGATTGTTGTTTTCACTTTCGTCACCGTCGTCCATAACAAAACTATGTCCGCCTAGCCTGGTTGGCACCTTGCGTTCAGCAGTCTTAGCATTAGCAGCAGGTGGTTTACCTTTGCTACGACCTGGTGTACTAACTCCAAATACACCAGACGGTGTTTCACGTTGACTGGTACTTTGTATGATACCTCTGGTTTTGGTAAGATTTTCTCTGTCGGTACCTTGCTCTACTAGAATCTTGACCTGAGGTTCGTGTATGGGTTTCTTTTCTTTGGTGAACTGATCAAATTTAACTTCGTCGCGGTATTCGTTAAACTCTACCACTGGATAAGGCAATCCCGGCTTGACAACCTTTTTCAGCTGCTCATCCTCAATCTTGTCAGTGCCTTCGATGTCTTTACTGGCACCAATGGCAGGCACCATGTGATGTCCCAATTGGTTTGGCACACATGCGAACCAAAAACCACGTTCAGGATCCCCGGCTAAAAAAGTACAGATTACAAAATTTTCTAGGTCAGGAACATTATACCACATACCGTAGGTATGGCGTACTCGACTAAATTTATTTTCTTTACTGCCCGATCGACTTTTATTGTCAGGAGGTTCCTGTACTGTACTGCCCAAAAATGGGCTGGCATACCATACCGTACGCCAGTTGTTGGGAGTATCAGGATCACC